GCCTAATATCGTTTACACTGAGCCAACCCCACTGGCGCCCAAGAGCATAGGCTCTAGCACGACTCCCAGCGTCACCGCGCAGCAAACCATCAAGCTTAAACTCTACGTAGTACCCTGACTTGCGCTGTGCCGGCGTTAGGAGCTGCATATTTATGTTTTCTTCCCACCGCTTAAACCATGGAAGCATCGTGTACATAACAAACTCTAGGCTCTGATGCTCTATGTTGTTGTTTGTGGCTCGGTCTAGGTTTTGGATGAGATGGAGTGGCACACGGTAGATCCGGGCGATGTCCTCAATCTGGAACTTCTTGTTTTCGATGAGCTGAGCATCGGCTGGACTGATAGTAAAGGGCTGAAACTCGCCGCCATCTTCAAGAATTATGGGCGTTCCAGCGTTTTTAAGGCCGGTATAGTTCTTTTTTAAGTCCCCTTTGAGGCGTTCCCAGGCATCTTCTTTAAGCGCATGCGGGAACTTGAATGCTCCACTAGCCATAGCGCTGTTTTTGTAAAGATTCACGCCGAATTGCTCGTAAGATTGACCTAAACGTATGGCCGAGGCGGCATACTCAATGGGTGAAAGCCCGATTACGCCATCAAAAGACGGACCCGGAATGTGAAATACTTGATCTCGGTTGAGAGTCTTGCTCTGTGTACCGCCTGTAATGGTGTATTTCAGACGCTTAGTGTCGCGGTCCCTGCCAATCTGCACATTTTGCCACTGATACGGGTACAAACCTACAAGTTCCCCGCTCCGGTTGACCAGACGCTCACAAACTGCGTTACCGCCAAGGTTAAGAGCCACCATCATAGCCTCTTTGAAGTTGAACGGACTCATTTCCTCGTTAGGTCGGTTGTGCAATATGTCGAAAACCGCTAGGTCGTTGCGCGACTCACGCTCTCCGTCCTTCTTTTTCACGTAGAGCATGGCTGGCACACTGGCATGTGTCTCAGCTAGGACTCTAATACAAGCAAATACCGCCGTGAACTTCATGGCGGTAGTAGCTGAAAGGGGCCCAGATCCTGTTACGTGATAAACGTCTTCGCCTAGCATGAACTTCTGTATCATTTCGTCGAAGTTATTGCTGAACACGAACTTGGCCCGCTGAAAAAGATTCACTGTGTCACCTTCTTTCACTCGTTCAGACTGCGCATACCACGCTGGTTGTAAACCGATTTTTCCTCTTCGTACCTTATGGCTACGTTCATGGCGTTAACCAGCGCTACAATGACGTCTATCCGGTCTATGGACCTGTTTTTCATAGGCTTTATGTTGTCATTGCCGTCCACAGCTGTCTTGATATTGCCGAAACACCACCTGGCTACAGGGTGCTTTTCGTGTGAAAACTGGCCCGTTCTTATAAGCCTTTCAAGCTCTTTCATGCCGGGAGATAGCCCTTGTATGGTCTGCGAGACTTCTAGCGACTCGATTTCTGCTTTTGCAAGGCGCTGCGTGAGCATACGGCTGTTCCATGGGTCGGTGCAAAGGTATTCCACCTTGTACTGCCGGGCTAACGCCTTAATTCGAGCCTCTACGAAGTCATAATCCACTGCATTGCCTGGTGTGGCATGCAGGTATTTATCCTTTACCCATTTGTCATAGGGCACATGGTCTCGCTGCACCCGCTCTTTCATGTTGTCCTCGGGTATCCAGGCCTCAAACAAGGCTCGCCATTCGAGCAATCCATCTTGAGGCGGGAATAGCAGCACGCCGGCAGTGAGGTCTGTGGTGCTTGAGAGGTCGAGGCCCAGGTAGCAACGCTTGCCTAAGAGCTCGGATGGACTCCATTCGCCTTCTGATGAATCCCACAACGGCAACGGCAACCATCCAGTAGCCTTAACGCAAACCCACATATTCAGGCGCAGCCACCTAAACAGCTTCTCTTTTGACTCGCTATTGCGAGCTCCTATGGCCTCTTGTCGCACTTTCTCTATGTCAATGGTATGGCCTAAGCTAGGGTTGGCTTTATACCAGATCCTCTCGTCGAAGATGTCATCGTCTTCACTAGCCCCATAAATCCTTGCGTACCAAATGGGATCTATTAGCTCGCCTTCGATTACTTTTCTGGCATATTCGTGGATTTCCCAGCCTATAGAGTGACGGTCTGGATCATCTCCAGCAGTAGTAATTACCCACCACAACGGCTCCTTACGAGCTGCACCAGCACCAAAGGTCATTACGTCCCACAGGTCACGGCTAGGCTGAGCATGTAGCTCATCAAAGATAACTACTGTAGGGTTAATACCATGCTTGGAGAATGCCTCAGCAGACAGCACCTTAATAAAAGTGCCAGTGTCTCGGTTGTGTATCTCCTTCTTGCTGTCTATAATGTGCACCATGTCTTCTAGGGCGGGATCCTGCTCTATCATCTCTTTGGCTGCTCTGTATACAAGCGAGGCTTGCTCTTTCTCGGCAGCGCAACAGTAGATCTGTCCACTGGGCGGGTCATTAAACAGGTGGTAAACGGCGAGGCCTGCGGTAAGCTCGGTTTTGCCGTTCTTCTTAGGGATCTCAAGGTAGGCGTACTGATACTGCCGGTAACCTTTAGCGTTTACTGTGCCGTAGACATCCCATATGACCTGGTGCTGCCAGTCAAGCAACACAAACGGGCGGCCATGGAAGTCGCCCGTGTGGTGGAGTAATTGTATGAACTCGATAACGTCGAGGGCTCTCTGCTTGTTATGCATTTAATCACCCGCTTTGGGCTTCTCGCTTTCGGCGCAGATGCTCGGCCATCGGGCTTTCTTTCTTCTCGGGAGCCTTCTTAGGTATGGACCGCATGGCACCGAGTATGGTCATGATGTTCTCCTTCTCGATCTGGAGCAGCATCTTACGCTTGTCCATCAGCTTCTTGTCCCAGCCCATAATCATGCTCTGCAATGACTGGCGCTTATCGAGGTAGGTCATCGGGTCAAGCTGTCCGCTGTTCTTCATCTCCCTCAGCTCTTCGATGTCTGCGCGCAGCTGTTCTATAGTCTTATCTACCTGCTTACACTCGACAGCCAACAGGCAGTACCGATTGATGACCGCCTCGTACAGAGCATCATCGTGGCCGATCTTAGCCAGGAGCTTCTTAACCCTCTTGAACTCTTTAATAGCGAGCTTGTTGTCCTTAACCTCAGGCCAAGGTTTAAGAGAGTGTCCGGTAAGGAGTGACTTCTCAGCCTCGGCACGCACTTTTAGCTCCGCTTTTGTCCTGTGACTCTTCCCCTCGAGCACAATCAGCTCGGTAGGCTTTGATGGTCTACCCGGCATCCTCTCACCCCCTGTACGGAAAATTTCTCATTTTGGGAAAAAATCTTGCGCTGAGATGCATGCTCGGTCTCCTAGCGAAAAGTGGCAAGGATTTATACCCCCCTACCCCCCTCGCCTCTTCCCAAACGCACCGTCATGCGCTGCAGTCTTCTTATCGTGGTGGTATTTACATAGTGATTGCCAGTTATCCGTGTCCCAGAACAGTGCCTGGTCTCCTTTGTGCGGAACAATATGGTCAACCACAGTTGCAGGTACAGTGCTCCCCGACTTCAGGCACTCAACACACAAAGGGTTATGCCTAAGGTATGTTAGCCTTGCCTTCTTCCAGCGTGAGTCATAGCCACGCTCTGCTGCCGTACCGCGGCGCTCGTCAGCTTGCTGTGCTCTCGCTTTCTTGTGCTCTTCGCAGTACTTGCTGTCAGAGGTGTTCCTGCATCCAGCATGAGCGCAGAGACGCTTAGGTTTATATGGCATTATTTACACCCTAGAGTGTTTAAAGAACCACACCCATGCTGCAATTTTCAGGCCTACTCTATACCAAGTGAAAACTGCAGATATCACTAGGATAGCTATTAACCATATAGGTAGTTGCATCTAAATTCCTCCAATACAAAACACCGCCCAAGTAAGGACGGTGTCTCATGTAAAATCCCAAGCGTTTGGGAATATGGCTAAACTCCCTAATAGCATATTACCACAGAATTACCCCTCAGGATTCCGCACTTTTTCCGCACTTTTGCGTGACATGTTAACCTCATAGCCCATATGAACTGCAACCATCTTCACTAGGGCATTGCGGGTGTCGTAAAACTTACTCTTGCTGATATGCATCTCCTTGCAGACACATTGCCAGGAAATCGCCTTCCGGTAGTGCAACTCAAACAGCTGCCGGTGATCATCATTTAGCCGAACCAACGCCCGTTCTATTGCCCGCAACGTCCTTTCCATCTGGCTTATGGACACACTAGTTAACAGTCGGCCAGCTTTAGCGGCGGTTGGGTCAGAAGTCCCCACTCTTGTACCTTCGGTCTTAATCGGCGCAGCGGCAATAATGTCTTCCCTTTCGGCGTTAAGCTCCTTACGTGTATCGTCGTAGTGGAATAGCTCAGTCTCTATGTATTTGAACACTGCCCTTGTTAACCGCATGCTCAGCCCTCCCTACAACAATCCGGCTATCTCTTCCCAGCGGAAACACTCTCTGTACTGATCCCGTTTAAACTCCCATATCGGGCTATAAAGCTCAAATACTAAGACAACAAAATCCTCGTAGAGAGCTACTACCTTTCCTTTTCGGCGGTCAATCTTGATAACATCCCCTAGCTTCACCCGCCTGCGCGTTTTTTCTAGTAAGTGCTTATAGTCAAAAGCGTCAGCGATTCGACTGGTGAGGCTCATTTCTCTAGTCTTAGCGCCTGGCGCGCCTTCCGCATGGCCACAGATAATTCGTTTTGGGCTTTAGCCAGCTCACCTTTCAGAGGATCCCCCTGTGGCAAATAATGATCTAGCGCGGCTCTCGCCTCTGTAGTTTTTAACTGCAGCTGCTCGGCTGCCTTCAAGACATCTAACAGTTCACAAGTTGGGTTCATGTTAATTAACCCCCTTAACTTTATCAATCCTTACCTGCAGTGCCCTAAGCAAGGTGTCTTGGGTGCTGCGTTTATCTTCTAGTGCGGCCATAACATCTTCGTCCACTCCACCATCAACAATTAGGTGATGGATGATGACCTTTTCCGTCTGGCCCTGCCGGTGTAATCGTTTATTAGCCTGCTGGTATAGCTCTAAGCTCCAGTTAAGTCCAAACCAGATTACCTGGTTACCACCCTTCTGTAGGTTTAGCCCGTGGGCGCAGCTGGCCGGATGCGCAAGCAGAATATCTATCTGCCGGTTATTCCATGCATCCACGTCCTCTTCACCCTCAAGTACTCTCACCCTCAGCCCTGATCCGTTCAGGGCTTTTTGTATGCGGTCCTTATCATGCTGAAACCCATAGAACACCAGGGCCGGTTGCCCGTTCAGTGCCTCAACCAACTCCACGAAAGCCTCTAGTTTCGCCTTGTGTATCTCCACCACGATGCGATTCTCGTCATACACGGCCCCGTTACACAGCTGCAGTAGCTTGTTAGTCAGTACAGCTGCACTGCCGGCATCGATAACCTTATCCTCAACCTCAAGCAGCATCTCTTTTTCCAGCTTGTCATAAGCTGCTTGCGCCTTGCTATCCAACACCACTGGGGCCTTTATGTAAAGGCACTCCGGCAAGTCTAGGTAATCCGAGGCCTGCATGCTGATACAGATGTCGCCTATGAGGCTGCGGATGATCTCATCGGCACCAGGCTTCGGCGCGTAGCTGTAAATGTGGTCCCTGTCCCGTTGATCAGGCTCAAAGTACCGTTCCCGGAAGCTGCCGATTTTCTTACCTAACCGTTGCCCTTCGTCCAGCAGGTAGATCTGTGCCCACAAATCCAATAATCCGTTTGGCGCTGGAGTGCCGGTTAAGCCCACAATGCGGCTAATGTGCTTCCGCACCCAGGTCAAGGCCTTAAACCTCTTAGCCTGGTGAGATTTAAAGCTCGACAGCTCGTCCACCACAACCATGTCATAAGGCCAGGCGTTGCGGTAGTGCTCCACTAGCCATGGGACGTTCTCGCGGTTAATCACGTAGACGTCAGCTGGTGTGTTCAGTGCCCGCAGCCTCTGCTGTGCAGTACCCAGCACACGGACTACTCGTAACAGCTTCAGGTGCTCCCACTGTTCTGCTTCTCTCGCCCAGGTTGATTCAGCTACACGCTTGGGTGCTATCACCAGTGCCTTGCTAATGGCAAACTGGTTATACTTCAGGTCCATGATGGCCGTCAGTGTGATTACGGTTTTCCCAAGGCCTAACCCATGTCCAAAAACAGCGCAAGTGCAGGGTCATTAAGTACCCTGTTAATGCAGTAACGTTGATAAGCGCGCGGCTTGAACATCATGTGGACATCACCTCACTATGCTCCTGGTGCCATTGGGCATGCTCCTTCTGGGAAGCAAACACCATTAGGTTTTCAGGGCTGTTATTACGTTTGTTACTGTCTACGTGATGAACCACCTCTCCAGGGCGCAAAGGCCTGCCTAAGATTTGCTCCGCCACTACCCGATGAGTATGCCGTCCATACGTTTTGGCATAAGACTTTCCCTGCCCACTGTCTAGCCGTGCCTGCCTGATCTTCTCCCTGACCTCTGGTGTCATGCGTGTCGGATTAAGTGTGGCATTAAGCTCAGCAAGGTGATGGGCATTGAAATTCCGCTTGTAACCTTGGGGATTATATCGCTTGGAAACGTGTTTATCCTTGCACTCTTTGCAGCAAAAGTTTCTAGGTTTTACTTGGCTGGGGTAACGCTCAATAACCTGTAGGCAGTAATCGCATTGGACTAGAACCTTGCTCATTGTCCCAACAACCCCCTGCACCGCGCCACGAATTCGTCCACCCTGGCCTTAGTGTCAACTACACTCACGTCAAAGCCAAGCCGACGAATATCCTGCTGCTTTTTCTTCTGCAGGTCGGTCGATGTCTTACCAGGGGCCTTAAGCTCGACGAACAGTGTGTGGCCACCCGGTAGCAACACCAGCCTATCGGGCACCCCACGGTTACCCGGGGATACGAATTTATAGGCGCGGCCACCCAATTTCTTTACCTCGTCCCTAAGATATTTCTCAACCGCGGTTTCTCTCACGGTAATCATCCCTTCGCAGTAAAAATGCATTGTTGACCGTTGTTGACCAAATGACCAATTTTCCCTATATACGTGTGTGTACAGGCGCGTTAGGCGTTACGCGTGTGCCTGTACTCTCTATTTACCTTATCTACTACTTACTACAGAGAAGAAGGTCAACAAGGTTAACACCAAGGCTTTCACGCTTGATACGCCTAACTCCTAGGTGTTGTCCTTGTCGTTGACTAACGTTTTCACGTTGGTCAACACGGTCAACGCCAGCCAGAAGGTCAACACTAGCTTTCAACCACGGTCAACACGTCTTGGTCAACAAGAAAGCCGTTTCATAAAACCCTTCTGAGGTCCGTAAGGTCCAAACCTGCCTCTGTATTTGTCCCATCCAGGTATATCTGATAGAACTCCGTTGATATCGATGGCATCAAGCCGTTTCATGTACTTCACGTCTCCACCCAGGCATTCGCACCACACCTCAACAGCACATATCCGAGTGCGTGGTTCAGTATCAACGTTGCCGCGGCCGAACTCAGCGCTCCAATATAGCCGGCGTTCCCCTATCGACTTCCTCTCCCAACCCAGCGGTACAGGGCGCTCGACGAATTCCCTAATCAGGCCTTCTTTGATGTTGGTCTCTTGATGCACTTCCTGCTGAACTTTAGACTCTTCTTCAGCTGTCCCTGTCAGGTAAAGCGGCTCACCCATTTGCCAGTTCAAGAACGCTTCTGCCCAGAGTTGGTCAACATCATCGGGGAGATCACGAAAGACGCTCTTTGTTGGTGCCCTGAGTCCTACATCTACGGGCCAGAATCTACGATTGCCTGTTTTGTCTTTTAGGAACTCAGCGTCATTGGTGGTACCAAAGAACACGCAGCGTCTTGGGTAAGTGCCCGTCCGACGGCCGTACGGCTCCCTGTAGATGTCCTCTGTCCGGCTGAGGAAGTTCTTTACGGCATTAGTCTCGGAGCGACTAAGCCCATTAAGCTCCCCAAGCTCGTTAATCCAGGTGCCCTGCACCATCTCGGCAGCATCCTTGCCTTCAAATGTAGCAAGGCTGTCCGAGTACCAGCGCTTCCCCATTAAACGTAATAAGGTGCTTTTACCGATGCCCTGCGGCCCGGCGAGGATGGGCATGTAGTCGTACTTCGCCCCTGGTGCCATGGCGCGTGCCACGGCAGCCGTAAAGGCCTTCCGGGCGACCGCCCGGGTATAGACTGTATCAGCTGCGCCGAGGTAGTCGATGAGCATGGAGTCTAGGCGCCTCACTCCATCCCACTCAAGCCCTGTCAGGTAGTCCCTAACGTCGTTGATGGTGTGCTTATGGGCACAGAGTGCGGAGGCGTCGTATATGCGCTCTTTGCCGGTTATGCCGTATGTCCGTTCTATGTAATGCCGAAGGCCTGCGTCATCTATGTCGGTCCATTGCCGGCGCTCTTTGCGGCTATCCCAGGGCAGGGATCCTAAGGCGAGGCCTCGGTTGGCAAACTCGTCAAAGGCCAGCTTGCCCTTTAGCAGTGGGTCATTCTCCAGAATGATCAGTATGTTGTCCGTGGTCTTTGCCGGCGTGCCGGTGGTGGAGCTGACCGCAAGCTTGCTGATCCAATTCGCCGTGTCTTCCTGTTCTTGTGTAAACTCGGCTGTGGCCTGTTCATACCTCTCTTGGTTTAGCAGAGTGGCCACTGCAGCGTCTGAGGCGGCAAGCTCGCACATAGCCGTGAACGACGGCAGGCGGTTAGTTGGAGTATTAGGAGCGGCATCATCGTCCTGCTCTCCGAACTTGTGCAGGCGCACCAGGTCAAATGAGTTAACCAGGCGGCCACCAGCGGGATCTGTAGCGTGATGCGAGAAGATAAATGCACCATCGTCATAAATCACTGCGCCACCGGTTGTACTGCCGCCGATAAAGGTATACCGCCCTGGCATGTGGTCACACGGCACATATGCTCCGGGAAGGAAGACGTCCATAGCTCGGAAAATATCGTAAACTCTGCAGAAGGCTCCAACGATACCTGTCTTATCTGTGGGGTTGCCTTGCTTAGCTGCTAGCTTAACGTGCGCCTGTTGGGTGCCTGGTACCTGTGGCCACTCGGATACGTTTCGCCAGTTTGAGTACATGGCCAGTACGCCGTCAACGTCTACGAAAGGCTTATCGTTGTACTTGTAGACATACTGGCTGTCTTTACAGCAGCTGGGCCAGTACATAAGGCGGGATGCCTCAAAGGTACTAGGGTCACAAAGGTCTATCCCGATAATGGCCGCAAGCTTTCTGGCTAAGGGTTCATATTCGTCTGCTGTGGCAGTGCGGCTAAGGGGAATGAGCACCCGCAAGCGAGGCTTAACTGGTTCGTGCTTGCGGGTGGAGTAGACAGCGTAGGCACAGCCAAGGCCTTCAACGCGCCTGAGAGCGTCTTCAGCCCCTTGCGGTGGGATGTTGTCAAGGTCGAGCGTGACAACATCCCTACCGAGAACGGCGTTGGCCTTGCGGCGCTCCTTGGCTAGTACCCCGGCCACAAAGCCCCCAACATCCTTAAGATCGTCCTGGCGGGCTTTAGGCAGGCGTAAATATTCAGCTAAGCTCTCAATGCCTCGGACTGGCGTTTTGAGCTTCTCCACGAGCTCTGACCAGTACAGTGTCTGAGCTGGCCACCTGGTAGCGCGCCTGCTACCTGCGGAGGATATAGTAATGGGTCTGTCGTGTATAAACATGGAGCATCCCCCCAGTTACTCTTTACGGTAGTAGTCACACGCGAAGCCATCGGCTTTGAGCAGTAGGCCGGGAGCCCAAGCGATAGGTTGTCCCATGATCTCAACTACACGGGCTAGGTCTTCTTCGCCATCGCCGGGGACTTCAATTACTACTTCGTCATGGATATGAAACGCTACGTTATACCCCTTTGTGTAGAGGCGCACCAGGCTCTCTGCCAAACAGTCGCGAGCGATTGCCTGCACCACATTCTCCACAAGCTTACCGCCGTATGTTGAGGTTACGCCCCACTTCTTCGCGTCTTGGCTTACGCCCCAGTAATGTAATGCTTCACTGTCAAATTGGTTCTTCTCTAAGAAGGGCTGAGGGTAGTAAAGCTTACGGCCGCTAGGCAGAGTGATCGTGAGGAAGCTAAGGCCGTTTTGGATATCTCCTTCGCGCGCGAACATCAACCCTCGCACTCCAACAGGTTGATCGGTTCGCATTACTTCAAGCGCAGCGTTCTCCAGGGCATACCACAGATCGACAATCCTCTTGTTAGCTGAACGCCAGCGCTTTACGATCTCTGGCAGTTCATCTTCAGTAAGTCCTTTATCCAATGCGCCCATGGCGATTAGTGCACCAGGGCCGCCTTGGTATCCAAGGGCCAGCTCCGCCACCTTACCCTTTTGCCTAAGCTCATACTCCGGATTGCCCTTTTTAATGAGCTCAAGTGGTACCCCAAACATTTGCGCAGCTGAGGCCTCATAAATCTTGCCGTGTGTAGAGAACACTTCTAGTCGCCACTGCTCGTCAGCTAACCAGGCTATAACTCTCGCTTCGATAGCGGAGAAGTCAGCTACGATGAAACGGTGGCCCGTAGCCGGCACAAAAGCGGTCCGGATTAGTTGGGATAGTGTATCCGGCACATTGCCATAGATAAGGCGTATGGAATCAATCTGCTTGTTCCTGACGCACTCACGAGCATGGCCAAGGGTCTCAAGGTAATTGCGCGGAAGATTTTGTACTTGTACAAGACGCCCTGCCCACCTGCCTGTGCGGTTAGCGCCATAGAACTGCAGCAAGCCTCGTACCCGGCCATCACTGCACACTACTTCACGCATGGCTGCGTACTTCTTAACGCTCGTTTTGGCAAGCTCCTGGCGGATTTCAAGCATTCGTCTTACCTTGTCACTGTCTGTGCTTTGGATGAGGTCAGCCACAGTTGCTTTTTGCAGGTTAGGGACCTCTTCCTCGGTTTCTGCGTTTAGCCATTCAGTAAGCTGCTTTACACTCTTGGGGTTATCGAGGCCGGAGAGCTGCATAGCCTCTGCCGTAAGTTCGTTTGTCACTGTCTCACTACAGTAGAGAGCTCCGTCTATCAGTTGCTGGTCTACTGCGACGCCGTGTAGGTTAATGCGCTGATCCAGCTCCCACAGCAAGCGCTGTTCATTCTCGGGCATAGGGAACCCGGAGAGCCTTCGCTTGATTTCCATCTCAGTCACAACATCCTGCTTGCAGTACTCCTTAAATAGCTGCCACTTCTCAGGCTCGTGCTGAGGAAGGGTTCGAGTCCGGTTTCCGTTAGCCTTAGTAGGCGCACAAGGTACACAGAACGTCCGTATAAGGGCTGCACCGGTGCCTAGCTTACGTTTATCCTCGGGAAGGCCAAGTGCTGCTGCTACGGCCGTCAGCCCTGCAGGGTACCCGCAGTATAGCCCGTGAGCCATGGTACAGCGCCACTGGGGTAGCCACCATTTGGGGGCGATGTTAAGCACCTTACTGAGGCAGTACCACTCAAACGGTGCGTTATAGGCGTGTTTAGTTACATCAGGATCTAATAGGGCCTGCATGATATCAGCTGGCGGTCTCTCACCTTGGGCTATGTCAACTACCTGTACTGGAGCACCGTCCAGCGAGTAAGCGAATAAGAGAACTTGGAAGTCGGGGGCCTGCACGTATTTGAACAGGCCCCCCTTTCTGATGTCTACGCTGGAGTAGGTCTCCAGGTCTATTGAAAGCGCAGGGCTCATTGTCCTAAGCCCCATACACCGCCGTTAATTGGCTTTCCGGTGATAGGATCAATCTGCACTGGCTGCTGTGGCACCTGCTGAGGTGCCTGCGTCCACTGTGGTTGTTGAGGCTGCTGTGGCGGCATGGGCTGCTGCCACTGTGGCTGCTGTGGTGGTTGCTGAGGTTGATATTGCGGCATCTGAGGTTGCTGCCACTGTGGATGTTGAGCCTGAGGTGGGTACTGAGGTGGATATTGAGCTGGAGCCGGAGCTGGAGCAGATCCAAAGTCCGATTCAGCAGATTGACGCCCGGCCAAGGCTTCACCATCTGCGACCTTTTGCACGTTGCCGAGCCCGCAGCCAATGCCCTTTTTGCCGTTGCTGAAATAAGCAAAAAACCTAATTGACACACGTGCGTAC